TCCTCTACAAGTATGGTAAGAAGATCCATGACAAGATCATGGAAGCAATGAAACCTGAGTTCGCTGACGAAGAACCCATCAATCCTTTTGATTTCTGGACTGGTGCTAACTTCAAACTCAAGATCCGTAAGGTTGCTGGTTATCAGAACTACGACAGCAGTGAGTTTGCTCGTCCTTCAGCACTCTTCGATGACGATGACAAACTGGAGAAGATCTACAACAATCTCCACGATCTCAATGAGTTTCTTGATCCCAAGAACTTCAAGTCCTACGATGATCTGAAGAAGCGTCTTGACTACACTCTTGGCATGAAAGGCACTCCTAAGATGCAAGATCCTGAGACTCAGGAAGAAGAAGCACAGTGGGAGCGTGAGCGTCGTGGAGACTATTCTGAACCTTCTACCTCTTCCTATGAAGATCTGAGTGAAGGTCGTAGTAAGTCATTCAACGACCCAGACATCACTCCTTCAAACAATGAAGACGAGGATGATTCTCTCAACTACTTCGCTAAACTGGTCAACTCCTGACCTTTACACCCTCCGAAAGGAGGGTTTTTTTATATCCCAAAATCGAAAGGATTGTAAGTTTGTTTAGTTGTTCGATCTAAGTATTGTGATGAAGACTCATATTTCATCATGCTTCTCATGTCACTGACCAAAGCACTGACATACTCTTCCTTCAGTACACGAATAACTCTCTTAGCATCATTTACTGTTCTTTCATGCTCATAGTTTGTAACAGGTCCTGCAGCAGAAACATCTTGAGTTGCTCCACCCAATGGTGTATATGAAAAGACAAAGTTTTCATCTACCTCTAATCCACCTTCAAGAACAGTTCTATTGTATTCATCTCTAATCTCTCTTGTCTCATAATGATGAACTTCTACAAAAGCAGATTCTGATCCATACTTATCAATCATGTGAGTATGAAGATCATTATTGCTAAGAGGCCATTCATCTCTAATGCTTGTGATGTTATTGACTATCAAAATGACCCAATCTAATTCTGGATCATCATAGAATTTATTTGCAAGAATGTCAGGTCTTTCACCCTCTTTGATCACATAGAAATCGTATGCGGTGATTGCCTTATCAACATCAGTTCTAAGTTTTGCTCTTCTAAAGATGTTCTTTACAAGAATTCTTTCATCACTTCTAGACTTGTCTTTAAGAAGTGAAACTGTAGATATGTTTGGTAATTCGTTAAAGTATGCCATCAGTATCCTACCTCCGAATCTGTAATTGAATAAAGGTCTCCAGAAGTTATTGAACCATCTCGTTCTATGTAACCAAAACCTGCTTTTCTGCCACCGATTACATCTTCCTGATAGTCTGTAGCGTAGATTGGTTCAAGTTCTTGAACTCGTATTGTCAACACTGTGCTGACTGGTTGCCCTCTTTCATATGCAGACCAACTTCCACCTGGAGCATAGTTAACAGAAGTTCCAGTTACTGCACATGGTTTTAATTTATTTACTCCTTCAATTAATTCATTACTTTGTGTTTTGAATTCTAACTGGAATACATTAGGAGTTCCTAAGAAAAGAGTTCTATCACCTGCCTTATTTGCAAGTGTTTTTGCTGCCATTCCTTGTTTGAAAAATCTAATAATTTTCTTTACTTGTTCCGCTTCATCTTCATCTCTCGGACTCATTTGCCAACTATATTGGAACTCTCTTAATGTTGGAGCGTTGAACAGAAGTTCCATATTACTATTAGGAATAACTCCTATTCCTCTAGCAAGTAGTGCCTCTGGTGAAACCTCAACACCTGCCATTGAAAGAATTCTAGATCCAAGAGCAGATGAAATTGTAAGACCTGAAGTGCCTTGAGTTACTTGAGTTCCAATATCTTTCAGTTGATTTATGAATCCTTCTTTGTCGCTAAGACTAGGAGTCATCCCTACTAGGGCACCAAGAGTATTAAGACCTTGAATTCCAGTAATTCCACTGAGTGCTCCACCAGCCATAGCACCCAAAGCAACATTGGCTGGATTTTTAGTGTATCCAGAAACAATCGCTGCGGAAAGATTATTCATCACATCAGATCCCCAGTTGACATTATTACTGTCTGTGAGGTTGTTAGGCATGGGCACTTTAACTGTGCCCACATATTTTTTCAAAGGACTTTTTCTTTGTGTTCCATATGTGTAATTCTCTAATGGATTATCTGAAAATATTTGATCTTTCCTTGGGGGATTGTAATTATATTGAGAAATGCACATGTAATCTTGTCCAAAATTCTCACCATAAGTATTATCTCTTGGGTATGCTGCTTGTTTTGGTATACCTTTATCTCCTTTTAGTTTTCCTTGAATAACATCTGGATTTATTCTCAATGTATCATCTACTGCATTTACAAGCTTCTTAGCATACTTATATGTCTCTTCAGCAGCACTAGTAACTTGTTCTTGTATATTATTTAAAATATTATTATTCTGCGCTTTTTGTTCTGCTTCAACTACTTTGGGATCTTTTTGAACATGTGGAGGTGCTGTTACATCTTCTTGAGTCGAAGCTAGTGCATTGATTCTAACATTTCCTTCACTAATTACTAGATCTTTATTTGCACTCTCTCCTTCAATTTCTGCAGTTGCTAATGCTTTCGCTGCATCGGATTCACTTAAGATATTGACAGTTTGTGTCTTGTTGCTGTTCGCTCCAGAACCACCAACTGTTGTGTTTCCATCTTTATCTGTTGTATACAGAACATAAGGAGTCTTAAATTTGCTTCTACCAGTCCCAGACTCTATGAGCACAACTGCAGCAGTTGTTTGTGTGGTTGGATCATATCTATGTTCTACTTCTCTTCTTTCACCTAGAAGATCCACAGTAATTGTTTTCTTAGCACCCTTTGTGTTGGATCCTAATCTTCTAGTATTTCCCTCTACAACTGCATTTGTACTTACTGACATCAGATACTATCCCAGGCGGTTTGTGGTTCTACATAGATCCCTTTAGGATCTACAAATCTTTCAGTTACCAATTCTGAAACATCAACCCATTCCTTTCTATCAACGGGAACGGCAAACAACTCACCCATATTACTTGGAAGATAACTGTGTATGGTCTTTTGCAATGGACCAATAGAAAAGTCTACTTGTCTCTTATTTATGATGGAAGATGCAACTGCTCCTCTAAGTCCAGGATTTAAGTAATGCAAATTAGCACCGACGATTAAATCCTCAGTAACTCCTAGGATATATGACAGTGGTCTGGTATCATAAAATGGATGTTTTTCTGGGTATGCTGCACTATATGAAAAGAAGCACAGAGAACCAATCATTGGTTCTGAAGAATAATCAGAAAGTTCAGTAAACAATTCGTTAGCGTACCAGTCAGCGTCTGTCTTTCTTTCAAGTAATGCTCTTCTTCTTATTCTTTCACCAATAGTTTCTCTTTCTTCAGTGTATGATATTTCTAAATCAGATTCTGGTTCAGGTCTTCTGACTTTCAGATCTAAAGGATCTATATCACCTCTTCTAATCTTATCTCTTTCTGCTTCAATCTTCCAACCAACGGTTGACTTCGCATGAGCACTTTTTTGGTATCTTCTATTTCTAGAGATAGCACGAACTAACTCATCTTTTCTCAGACGAGTTCTTCTAGGGATCTGATAACGAGTTGCAATCGCTCTCAGTTCATCAACGGTATGATCGTCTAATTCTTTTCCCTTGAATCCGTAGAAATATGATAATGGGTTCATTTGATTCCTAGATCGTCTTCTGTCATGATCTTGAATTCATAATTACGATCAGCACAGAACTCTTTTGCTGCTTTCCACTTTGCTTGATTGATCATCCAAGTCTTGACAGAGTTTTGCCATGCTTGTGTCCTACGCTTTGGATTCTGATTAGGACGCTCAACTTGTCTCTTTGGTTTGATTTCAACAACCATTGTTCTAATCTTTCCTGACCTGTCTTTGTATTTGATAAAGAAGTCTGGGAAATATCTATGAACTCTTTTGTCGATAGGATGTGGATATGGAATCCAAAATTCTTCTGACTGCCACTCGTTTACACTCTCTGTCAAGTCACAATATCTCATGAACTTTCGTTCCCAGAGTGAACGATAAATTATGTTCTTTGAATCACCTTTATACTTCTCTGGATGTTCTGGTAAATATCTTCCGCTATACGGCATACATAGTATATAAGTAGTTTCAAAGTATTTAGATGGCAACATATTCGCCAGAGTTGTTATACAAAAAGATTGACGACGCTCAAGAAATATTTGGTGGACTGTCGCAGACATCTCAATTTATGGTGTCATTGAATCTTGGAAGGTCTGCTATTCGTCAAAGAGGTATTGGTGAACTGAATCGTTATTTGTCTTCTTGTGGATTGTTTAGACAATCTAAAGGAACCTCTGAGACATATGATTTCTTATGTTCAGATGCAACTCTTCCTGGATCTACATTCAATGTGATTGAGGAAACTGGAAGTCGTCAGGGAATGATTGAAAGATTCCCAATGCAGAGAATTTATTCTGAATTTGATTTGACATTCTATGTTGATAGGGAGTATAATACTATTCGCTTGTTTGAAGAGTGGATGAACTGGATTGACCCACTTAATACAGGTGTTGGTGTATATGATGGTGATGAAGATGGACAGGAAGGATTGGATGAGAAAAATTCTTTCTATAGACTTAGATATCCAAATTCATATAAAACAAATATTTCTGTCATAAAATTTGAGAGAGGTTTCTGGAAAAATCCAAATAAGGATAATAAGAGGAAGAAACTTCAAGAGCAACCCATCTTGAAGTATAACTTCATTGAATCTTTTCCTCTAAATACGGTTGCTATTCCACTTTCATATGATGGAAGTGATATAACAAAGATTACCACCACTTTTGCATACACCAGGTACACTGTTTCCAAGCAAAACCCAAGGTAAAAAATACCCAATAAATAATTTTACTGAGACATCTATAGGATATTATGCCTTTACCAAAAATTTCTACACCAACCTATGAGTTGACTCTACCATCGACAGGAAAGAAAATTAAGTATCGTCCTTTCCTGGTTCGAGAAGAGAAAGTTCTTATTCTTGCAATGGAAAGCGAGAATACAACACAGATCACAAATGCAGTCAAAAACACTTTGAAGGATTGCATTCAGACTAGAGGCATCAAAGTTGATGAACTCCCAACTTTTGATATTGAATATTTGTTCTTGAACATCAGAGGTAAGTCTGTAGGTGAATCTGTTGACTTGATTGTAACTTGTCCAGATGATGAAGAGACTACAGTTCCAGTCAAGATTTACATTGACGAGATTGAAATCTCTAAAGATGATGAGCACAACAGGGACATTGAACTGGGTGGTGGACTTACACTTCGTATGAAGTATCCTTCTTTGAAACAGTTTGTTCAAAGCAACTTTGATTTTAGTGCTGATGATGAATCTTTAGATAAGTCTTTTGAAATCATTTCATCATGTATTGATATGATTTTCAATGAAGATGACGCATGGTCTGCTTCTGATTGTACGAAGAAAGAACTCTTAAGTTGGTTGGATGGTTTGAACTCAGCACAGTTTAAATCAATTGAAAAGTTTTTTGAGACGATGCCAAAACTTTCACACACCATCAAGATCACTAATCCAAAAACAAAAGTTGAAAGTGAAGTGACATTGGAGGGACTACAAAGTTTTTTCGCTTGATCATGGCACATATTGATCTTGAATCATATTATATGATTAACTTTTCTCTCATGCAGCACCATAAATACTCTTTAACCGAGATCGAAAATATGATGCCATGGGAGAGAGATATATATCTTGGATTATTAAATCAATATGTTGAGGAAGAGAACCTGAGAGCACAACAGGCAAGCATGTAAATGGCAGCAGAACCACAATTACCTATCTTCGGAAGAACTAATAGACAATCGCAAGGAAGAGCAAGAAATTTTCTTGGGGGTGGTGGGAGTTCGCCTATTGTTAGACCAGTACAAAATATTACACGCATAAACCAGCAGAAAAGACCAGAGACTTTACCGACAAGGAGATTTGGTAAAGCAACAGGAGTAGATGCATATAACTTTTTAAGTAACCCAAAAGTTTCTAAAGCAATCCGAAAGAGTTTAACTCGACTCAAGGATGTGATGCTTCAGTCATTTACTGTTGCAAAACTTCTGAGAGTATCTCTTAGTAATATTTTCAATCAGTTAAAGGGGTTTGGTAAAAAGGCAGCAGGTGGATTAGCAGGACTAGGACTAGTAGGTCTTCTTGGTGCTATTGGTTATGGACTGTATAAATTCTTTGAACCTAAAATTAAAGAAGTAATTGACAAGATACTTGAGTTCAAGAAAAAGATTGAAGACTTTGCCGCAAATGTAAGAGAAAAAGTTGAAGGATTTGTTGAAGGTGTAAAGGAAAGATTCAATGATATAAAAAATACTTTGTTTGGTTGGTATAATAATGTCGTCAGTTTAGTCAATAATATACCAGGAGTTGATATACCTTTGTTACGCCAAGATGGCATGAGTAACCTTGGTGAAAATTATAAGGATGAAGAGCAAAGAGCATTTGCAGCAGCAGAAAGGTATAGAGAAACTGGTGAACTTATAGATGACCTGAAAGATGAAGGTCCTCTTGGTACACTTAGAGGAGCACTTCCTGGTGTATTTGATGTTTTTGGTACTAGAGATACTCCTAAACCAGAACAACCAAAGGCAAAATCAACAACTCCCATTATGGGTAGTGGATCTAATGCATCTAGTAAAACAACTCAGTCTGGATCTGGCAACGCCACTGCAATGGCACGGGCTCTGATTACTGAGAAAGAGGGTTTTGCAGAAATGCCTTACTATGATGTAAATGCATTCCGTGCTGGATATGGTAGCGATACATATACCACTGAGAGTGGAGAAGTAAAAAGAGTTGTTCAAGGTCAGAGAGTTAGTAGAGCAGACGCTGATCGTGACATTGATAGAAGAATTAGCACTGAGTTCATGCCAGCAGCTAAGCGTGGAGTTGGTGCAGAGGTTTGGGAAACACTTCCAGAGCAAGCAAAGGCAGCACTGACTTCAATTGCGTATAACTATGGATCACTTCCAGGTAGAGTTACTGAAGTTGCAAGATCAACTCGTGGAGATTTAGAAGCAATAGCAAAGGCAGTAGAGAGTTTGAAGACTGATGATAAAGGCATTAACGCTGCTCGTAGGCAACATGAAGCAGATATGATTCGAAGTAGTGTACAAGTTCAACCTGCACAACCAATTGGTAACCAGAGTAGTGTTGCAAGAAGAAGTGGAAATATTGCGATGATTAACACACAAGCACCACAAGCATCTGTACCGAGACAACCATCAAGAGTTTCCAGCACTCCTCAATCATCTGAGTCTGGACCAACTGTTGCATTTTTAAATCCTTCTAATCCTGATTCAATTTCTTCATTAGCAACAAAGGCAGAACTTAATATCGTTGCATCATGAAGACACTATTCCCCAAGCGTAAACCAAAGATATTAAAGTATACTCCCTCACCTTATGTGAGGAAGATGGAATCTGTTGAGTTTGATGTTAAAAGTGATTATAGAAAATTTGCAGAGTTTTTAAGACTTTCTTCTGATGATCTTGGTAAGGTTAAACTTCCAAAGAAGGATGAACTTAGAAAATTAAACAAAGAAACTAAACCAAAACCAGGAAAAGAAGACGGTGGTTTTGGTGGTCTTATTGGTAAACTCATATCTGCATTACCAGTAATAGGTACGATTGCAATACCAGCGTTAAAGATTGGTGCGATTGCAGCGTTGGGACTTGGTGCTGCATCATTCTTGGGTAGGGAACCTAGCACAGGAGGAACAGCTACTGCTTTATTTCCAAGAAGAAACCCTAGAGGTGGAAGAAGAAATACAAGTGGAAGAAGAGGTAGAGGTGGAAGAAGAGGTAGTGGAGTAAGAGGAAGAAATCAAAGAAGAGGTGCTAACACTAATAATAGAAATACAAGAGGTAGTGGAGTATCAAGTGGAGGTACTACCAGACCTGGAACGGGAACTACTGCTAGACCTGCAAGAGTAGCACCATCAGGTTCTGCAAATCAAAGACTAGGTAGATCCACATTTCAATTAGAGCAAGCAAGAAGAGCTGTTCCTCCAGTTAGACCAGTTGCACCTCCTGTTAGCAGGTTTACAAAAATTACAGATTTTTTAAAGGCAATGCCTGCAAAGGCGAAGAAGAAACTTGCATTTAATCTGGGTAAAAAATTCTTAATGCCAATCATTAAGAGAGTACCATTAGTTGGACCTCTGATTGATTTTGCATTGAATGTATTCTTATTTAAAGTTGCACCTGGTAGGGCAGCATTCAAAGCAATTGGTTCTGCTTTAGGTTCTGCTATACTTGGCGGTCTACTCAGTATCATTCCATTTGTTGGTACTGCTGTTGGTGTTGTTGGTGGTGCTTATGTTGGAGATATGTTAGGTGAATTTTTATATGATAAAATCTTTACTGGTAAAAAAACACAGGCGACAATAGACAGAAAGGTTGGACAGAGAGCAGTTTTAAATGGAAAACCTGTGGAGTGGGATGGAACTGAGTGGATTTCTGTAGAAACTGGTGAACCTCAAGGATCCTCAGAGGATTCCGATAAACCAGATCCTGATGTTGTTCCTGCTACTCACCCAGATACAGGAAGTGGATATACAGTCAAGGGTCTTTTAGACTATCAAGGAAGACCTGTTGTCTTATCTAAGGCAGGCGCAACCGCATTTGCTAGAATGGTTAGAGACTCGATGGGTGTTGTGAAGGGGTCTGATGTTCATAGTAGTCAGAGAAGTAAAGAGAAGAATGATTCTCTTCCAAATTCATCACCAAATTCTCATCACTTATATGGAAATGCAATAGACATTCATGGTGAATCTCAGCAATGGATAAGAGCAAACGGAGCAAAATATGGATGGAAAATTAATGATTACCGTGGATCACATGGTGGTCACTTCAATTATAAGAGCACTGGATCTCCTCCAACAGAAACTGATTCTAGTAAAACATCTGCTGTAAGATCTGTAACACCTGTAATGGGTAATCTTCCAGCAGACTATGCAAGTTCTGAAGCGGCAGTATTTGCAGCAGAAAAGGCATATCAGGAAGCAAAACGGATGAAGGCACAGATGAAGGATACAGAAGTTTCAAGATTAACTCCTGCTGCTGAAGCAGCAACATCTGATAATGTTGTTGTTATTTCTCAGGCACCATCACCATCACAAGGAGATCAAGGTTCACAGTTTATTCCAGTTCCAATCGGAGGAGGTAGATCTGGAGGATCATCTGTCGCATCTATTGATCCAAACCAGTTGGTAAATAGTATGCATGAGTCTCTCCTCTTAACTAAGTTAGCTAACGCATAATGTCACAAGCATTAAGAACATATAAACCCAGACAATTTTCTATCCGATCTCAGGATGGAACAAAGGAAATCGATCTCACTAACTCTATTTTGGGAATTGATTACTTTGAGGACATTTTAGATCCTGTAGTTAATATTGCAGTATCCGTAATTAATGTCAATAGTATTGTAAGTGGTCTTCCAATTAGAGGAGGAGAAAAAGTATTCATCGATATTGATTGTGCTACAGGTTCTTTTACCCGTAACACTGAAGATCGTGCAATGTATGTCTATAAAGTTTCTGGATTAGAAAGTAATCGTCAAGCAGAAAACTTTGTTCTACACTTGACGACTAGAGAGAATCTTACGAATGAAACTGCAAGATGCACTAGAAAATATTCAGGGAAGATTAGTGAGTCGGTAAAAACAATTCTTACCACTGTTCTGGCGACAGATAATTATCTGGATAGTAATATTGAAGACACTGCAAATGCATATACATTCATTGGTTCCATGAAAAAACCATTCACTATTCTTACATGGTTGGCACCAAAGTCAATGGCAGCAACTGCAGGATCTTCTGATTCATCTGAAACTGGTTCTCAAAATGGAGAAGCAACAGGGACCTCTGGATACTTGTTCTATGAGAATCAAGATGGATATAACTTTAAAAGTATTGATGGATTGGTCTCTGAACTAAAACAATCTGAAGGTAGTTCAGATAAAAAAAGAATACCAAGATATCTTTATAGTGGAAAAGTTATCAAGGAAAACAGTTCAGATGATAAGATTATTGAATTTGTATTTGAAAAGAATATTGACTTAAGAAAGTCACTTAGAATTGGCATGTATTCTAATGTAACATTTTTCTATGATGCATATTCGCATGAAGTCAATATATACAAGTATACTTTGAAAGAGCAGATAAAAGATAAAACATTGAGCAAAGATCCGTTAGCGATCTCTGACGAATTCGGTGAATCTATTAGTAGAGTACTTGTCAGACCATCAGACAATGGTATAATGAATGCAGGAGGAGGAACATCAACATCAGGTAGATCACCTGCAGATCAAGCAAAGTCTCTTGCTAGATATAATTTACTGTTCACACAGGCACTAAATATTCTCATACCATGTAATATAAAATTAAAGGTAGGAGACATCATTTACTGTCAATTTCCTGAAATGGGACAAGGTGGATCAAAGGAAATAGACAAACAGTCTAGTGGATATTATCTGATTAGAGAATTAAGACATCATTTTTCTGCAAATCAAAATACTACAAGTCTTAAATTGATGAGAGACTCCTACGGCGTAAACTAATCACAAGGAGAACAACATGGAAAGTATCGAAAAGCATATTGAAAAGGATAAGCAAATCCTTCAAGATCCCACAACTAATCCACAAATGCGTCGTCACATTCAAGACGAACTGCATGATCTTGAAGAGTATGCTGAGCATCATAAGGCAGAGATCGAAGCAGGAGATCATCACGATCCAACTTACTTGGAACTTTTTTGTGATCAAAACCCTTCAGAACCAGAGTGTTTAATCTACGACGATTAAGTAAATGATAGATGAGTCTTTATTAAAATCTAATTTCATTGGAAAGGATGGTTTCGTATGGTGGATCGGCAGAGTTGCTGATCCTAGAGTATGGAAGAAAGAGAATATTGTCATGTCCCAAGAACAATCTATGGGGCAGAGATGTAAAGTTCGAATTATAGGATACCATCCTTTCAATGATGACCTTCCAGAGAAAGATCTCCCCTGGGCACAAGTAATGATGGATGCTGTCACTGGCAGCGGACAGGGTGGCATGGGAGATTCTCTTACTTTGGTTGGCGGAGAAACTGCTCTTGGTTTCTTCTTAGATGGTGAAGAAGCACAACAACCAGTTATCATTGGTCTTCTTAATAGACATAACTCAGTTCGTAATAGTATTAGTGCTGATGAGTTAACTCAAGGAAAAAGTTCTAGATTTAAACCATTTACTGGTGGAAATCTGAATAAACCTACAAAAACCAAAAGAGCTGAAACTGAAGATGTTGCACCGCCCAATTCAGATGCAGTACAGGGAAGAATAAAAAGAGAAGATGATGGTGGCACAGAGCAGGGAGTAGTTCAACCTGACGGAAAAGCTAATGCAGCTTCTCAAGCATTTGAACCAGAGAATACAGTAGAGCATCAAATTCCTAGCACATGTGGAAATGATGCCATAGGAAGATTGACTCAAGTAATTACTGATTTCATTACACTAACAAACAGTTTAGAAAGTTCTCTTGGCAAGTTTGTTGATCCAATCTCTAATGCCATCTTTGATATGGATACGGAGATTAAGAAAGTTGTAAGAACAGCAAAGGGAGTTGTCAAAGGTATTATTAACAATGTAAGAGATGGACTCTTCGGTAAGTTGACTCTTATATTTTCAACCTTCTTAGGAAATTTAAACTTAATCAATCCTTTAGATTATATTTCAGATGCAGTTTCAAATAAAGCATTCCAAAAAGTTTTAGATATAATCTTCTGTTTATTTGAAAAGTTACTTGGAGATTTGACTGGGTTTTTAACTAACTTGTTCAAGAGTTTACTTGGAAGAATTATCAATGGTCCATTTTGTGCAGTAGAACAGTTCGTCTCTGGTATATTCTCTAAGATATTTTCTATGTTAGAGGATCTTCTTGCACCAGTTCTATCTGGTCTTGAATGGTTGACTGGTGGTATTGGTGCAATTCAAGGATTCTTGAGAAAGGCAAGTAACCTTGCCACTGCTATCTTTAATTTTATTGGTTGTGATGGAAAGAAATGCACCACACCAAGCAAGTGGGTATCTTCAACAAAGGCTGCCCTAGATACTGCTGCTGATGATTGGGCAAAACAAGTAGATAACATTAACTTCCTTGATGGAGTTGCAGAGGATCTTGCACAATTCGGAAGAGATGCTAATGGTGAAATTGATGATTTCTTTGGAACGGATGAGTTTAAAGATACAGAATATAATGGTATGCGGATTGGTGCTGTCTTGGAGGCGACTGATGCAATTACTGGTGGAGACTCTGCAGGACAATTAGATAGAGCATTGGGATCCATCGAGAGTGCAATTGCTACTACTCCTTTGTTGGGTGGTACTAATTCAGTCTTTAATGCATGTAATCAGAAAGTTAGAGATCCACAAAATCAAGATGATATTATCCGAATGCCTTTAGGATATAGATATGGTAAATGTATTCCACCAGAGGTTAGAATTACTGGATCTGGTTCTGGTGCAGAGGCAATCCCAATCGTAGATCGCGGTAGTTCTATTCTTGCAGTCAAAGTAGTTAGTGGAGGATCTGGTTATGATAATCAAACAACAGCGATTGTTCTTGATAACACAAACATTGGATATGGTGCAGAACTTAGACCAATCATAAAGGATGGAAAGGTTGATAAGATTGTAGTCAGAAAATCTGGTGCAAATTATTGTCCAAATAAAACCAGTGATGGATTTACTGACAATCCGATCGGAACGACTACTGATATTTTTGTTGATACACCAGGTATAGGATATACTTCTGGAGACACTGCGACACTATTCCCAACTGATCCTGACAGAGGTATCTTTGATCCTGATGGTGGAGGAGGAGGTGATGACGGAGGAACAGGAATTGGAGTAACTGTTCCATTGGTAGTGACTCCAGGAAATGGATCCGTTATTGATGTAGTTCTACCAAATGACCTTGGCAATTTTGAATATAATTCAACTCCTTTCATCGTCATAAATACTCGAACGGGAAGAGGTGCATCTTTAGTTCCTGTCATGGAATTTAAAGAGACATTCAAAGATGATGGTGGAATTAAACGATCTGGCCTCGTCGGCATTACTAGCGTTATCGATTGTATATGACAGAAGAAGAAGTACAAAAATTAGTCAAAGAAAAATTTGACGAATACGCAGCAGAGTATTTTTCTATGCGTCGTCCTGGATTCAACATTGAATCTGGAACGAGAACGGAAGGACATGGACATACTGAATTTGCGGTTACGACTGATAGTATTCAAGGAATTCACTTTTATGATACGGGAAACTGTAAACTAGCTGCAAATAAATCAGTTGAAATTTATGGTGGAAAAACTGCAGCGGAGAAAGATGAAGGAGTTGTGATTCAAGCAAAGAATGGAAATGTTCATATCAAGGCACCAAATGGCAATTTGATTCTTGAGGGAACTAATGTAATCATAAAATCAACAGATGCTGATGGGGATTTAAATCTCGGTTCAATGAAAACAGTGAGTGTGAAATGTCCAGAGTTTCTTGTTGATGCTACAAAGAACACAATTACATCTACCTCAAATACTCTGTTAGCAGCGGGAACATTAGAACTCTACTGTGAGACTGGAGCGGTGACTACTGGTAGTGGTCAGGACCCAATTCTTTCTGGATCATTCTTTGACAAGATCATTAACATTGCTGATAAAGCGAAAAAGATTCTGAACAGAGCAGGATAATGAGTTTCAAATCTACTAGAGGTCAGTTTGCTAAAGTAGCGATTGGTACTCCTGACCTATCAAAACTTTCATTAAGTCAATTTACATCAACTGGTATTTTAACTAACCCAGGTATCAGTATCTTTGGTGGTTCTCTACCCACTGGTGTAATAAGAGCGGGTGTTAGTATTGGTCCACCACTAGCAATCCCTGGTGCAACTCTTCCATTCTCTTTGGAAGTCACTGGCATTTCGAATCACTTTGGAATTGTAAATGTTTATGGTGTTGTCAATCGTTTTGGATTGATGACTGCACTTGGTGGCAGTTTGAAGAATGGATTCTCATTTAAAAATGCTGTTGATCTGAAAAATGCTATCGATATTGGTAACTCTGTTGCAATTATCAACGGTCCATTAACTTGTAACGGACCAGTAACTGCTCCAGATATTACAGTTGCTGGAACTTGTAAAGCAGCGGTGGGAGCATTTGCCGCCGTAGCAGCACCTTTTAAATTATTTGATATCCCGCATCCAAGCAAACCTGGAAAGAGATTAAAACACAGTTGCTTAGAAGGACCAGAGATCGGTGTGTATTATCGTGGAGTTCTTGATGGTGAAAACATCATACCATTCCCAAAATTTTGGGATAAATTGGTCGATCTAAATACCATTACAGTAAACTTGACACCAAAGGATGAGTATCAAGAACTGTATTATAGAATTCTTGAGAATGGTATTAGAGTATCAAACAATAAAGGTTCTAAAGTAAAATGCAGTTACACTCTTTATGCAGAGAGATGTGATGTAGAAAAACTAGAGATTGAATATGATGAGGTTGAAGAATGACACTTAAGAACGATATTCTTGAAGAATTAAGGCAAAAACTAAAGTATGCAAGAGACGCTAGAGATGCGATTCTAGATCAGATCAAATTGAAAGATGTTCAGATTGATAAAATTGATGTTCTTGTATCCAAGATGGACAGGAAGGTTGCACCATTATTGAAAGAGGTTAATGATGCAATTGATAATTTAAAAGCAGCATATGATGCAAGAATTGCTGATGGGTGTCGTAATGATTTGAAGTGGGAACTTCAAGGAACTACTACAAATTTTAGATCAGGTTCATCGTATACCACATATAAGTGTGTAAAAGACCCTAGTCTCAGACTACAGAAGAATTACTATGGTCAGAAGTATTATAGAAAACCAATCAATAGAGATTTTGGTTCAAATTTAATCACTGAATTGACTGGTAATATTGGAGTTGGAACCACAGTTATGGCTGTGGTGAGTTCTGGTGGTGTAGACGGTATTGTACTTGGTGATACCATTACTGATAACCTTGATGCTCCTGAAGTTTTTACCATTGGTGATCTTCCAACTGTCGTGGGATTTGGATCTACAACCACAGTTGGATTTACTACAACATTAGTTGGAAACATTGGTGTAGGATCTGATCGTTTTGTGAATGTTGGTATTGGTACTACGCTCGCCGCTCCTATTGGTTCTGCAGTTTCATTTACTAATATACTTCCAGAAGACACAACAGTTATTGGTATTGGAACAGCGGACACTGTAGTACAATTCTATGATGAACCAACAGGAGTTCTTTCAAATGTTACTGTAACTGCTCCTGCATTGATTCTAAGTAATGTAGCACTTGCTGCGACTACAAATGGAACATTGCATGTTGGTATTGGCAGTACAGTTCCATCATTGATTTTGAGTGATCCCGCAGTAATAGAATCATATAATGGTCTGTTCTCTGTTATCAGAACAAAGGAAGATATTGATTCTAAATTTAATTTCCAAAAGAGTCCTCTGGAACCAGTTACTGTAGGAATTATAGACAGTAAAGCAGGTATTGGACACCAGGTAGAGATTGTCAATAATGGTGATCCTATAGGACCTGAACAGTGGTTTGAACAAAGGAACGATCCAGAACCTGATATTGGCGGAGGACATGTTGTATATTATGAAGGTAACACAAGTTGGCCAGTTGTAACTACTGGTGGTGGTCGAGGTAATCCAGCAGCAGTGCTCACATACGCTGTTGAAGGGCAAGTTCTAGTATCAACTAGCAGCACTCTTGGTGTCGATCAAACTGCAACCATCACAAGCATTTCTCCAACTGGAGCAACAGATGGATCTAATACTGGTGCGGCACAATGTGCTGATAGAGATGCTGCCATCACCGCTGCCGATAGTGCCTTGACGAATGCAATCAATGGTAACATTGCAGAAGCAAGAAGACTCAATGCCCTGTCTAAGTCTCTTAGAGAGGTAAGGGACAAAAAAGAACTAGAGGCATATGGTATGCTACAAGGAGCATCTTTTGAAAAGGCAGAGATCAATAAGATCCAGGATCAGATCAATTCCATCGATGGCAGCGACATGTCTGAGTTCGA